ACATGAAGTTCGCGGCTGTCCGTGAGATGCACGGCAAGAATGCAGCAGGCACCGCTCTACCGCTAGACCCGGAGATCGCCCGTCAGTGCGGCGTATTCTGGGAAGACCGAGACGGAAAGCGCGTGGCCGTCTTACGCTCGTACATTTCTGACGACGCGGCATTAAAGAAAGCACGCGACGGCACCTATAAAGGCTACTCCGTTGGCGTCATGCCTACCTCGGTTCGTGGAAACAATGTGGAGTCATGCACTTGGTACGAGACCTCACTTGTTGACCGTCCAGCTGACCCAGACGCTCTGCTTTCGATTGCCCGCGCGGATGGCATTCAAGAAGAGGGAGAATGCGCCATTCTCGACGATTACACCAGCGACGATGATCTGCTTTCTCGAATGTGGGGTGACGGAGATTTTGAGCCTATTCTAAGAGCCGAGGATGACGGTCTGGGTGAAATTATCGAACGGCAAAAGACAAAGTGGACAAAAGAAAAGCGTGATGCCCTGCCGGTTAAGAACTTCGCTTGGCCAGAAAAAAGGAAGTATCCAATTGAAGATCAAAAGGATGTCGACGACGCGGCGCGCCTAATCGGTCGAGCGCCCGAAGCAATGCGATCGAAGATCAAGTCGCGTATCATGTCTATCGCGAAGAGGCTTGACCTCAAGATTCCAGAGTCTTGGTCAACGGATGCAAGCGAGCGAACCGAGACCGATTTTTCGATCATGCGCGGCGCATTTGCCAGCATGATGACGAGCATGATGCCTTGGCGTCTCAGGTACATGGCATTTGACACCCTTTCAGATGCTATCGGGATGATTCAAAGCACCACCTATGCTGATCCGTCTCAGATGGAACACGACGTTAGGACCGCTCTCGACGAATTCGCGGAATTCATCATGCCAATCGTCAAAGACAAGTCCTGGCCAGACGCCGACTGCTTTGATGATATGGATAGTGACGAGGATGCCGAGCGCGGAGCGACGCCGACCCTCCTTCGCTTAATCCAAGCGAGTCGCAATCAGACGTTCCTCGAAAGAAGGGCTACTGAATCAGAAGCGGTAGCGATTGAGCGACTAGAAAAGATTTCAACTCTCGAAAGAGAATTGAGTACAGCAAATAGTGAACTCCTTACAGTGCAAGGGCTTGAAAGAGCCGCAAGAGAAGAAGTAGCGAAGCTGTCAAAAGAGCCACAACGTAGACCACCAGTTCGAATTACCGAAGGTATAGAGCGCAAATGGGGATCTATGTTGCCAGACGACGACGCAGCGGAAATCAAGCGTCTTCAGGACGAACACGCGGGCATTATGTCCCGCAGACTATCCATGACGGCAGGAGAGCGTGAAAATGCTTCTCACCGGCTAATCGTGCTCGAACAGCAGATAACCCGCCTCGGCGGCAGAGTCTACGCAAACCAATAGGAAATTTAAGAACATGAACTTTTCAGGAGTAAATTTTGACCCTCGGCTTGGCAGCTTCCGAGCTGCACATCTATCGGAAGGATGGGCAACCGGTGCTTCGCCTTTGCCGATTTCGCGCGGCATTTATACGGCAGGAATGACCGACGACATCCAGCGGCGAACGGCCATGATGGAGCGCGGAGAATTCGGAGGTGTCGATCCTTCTCAATTCTTGATGCAACTCCAGATGGACGTGCTTGCAAATATCAGCCGCGCGCAGACATCGGGCAACATCCCAACGCGGCAAGACCTTGAAGCCCCGGCGACGATGATTATTCCGCTGGATACACCGGTGCGAAATAAGTTGCCGCGTTCAATCGGATCGGGTCTTGCGTCTCAGTGGTTCACCGAGACGAGTCTAGGCGGCGGCTACGGCGTCTCCACAACCATACCAAGCGGTACAGCGTCTGCGACACAGACATTTGCAAACACCAATGGTATGCAGCCGGGAATGTCTTTGTTCTTCTCGCTCTCGAACATCTATGCAATTGTTTCCAGCGTCACGAGTTCAACCGTTGCTGTAATGACGAGTTCGATTACGACCACTACGAACGACGTGGTCACCATGGGACCATACGCAGAGCTTGGACAGAATCCTCAGCAGGCATTCTTTGCGGAGTCTGGCGCCCCTGCCAACGCCTCGGCGGTTTACCTTGAGATCACGAAGAGCTACAAACTGCTCGGCACACTCGGCTCAATTACTGGTTTGGCTATGGCGGCTGGTGCCACCTTCGATAATCAGTTGGCTGAAGAGAAGCGGGCGGCTATCTTTCGAACGATGCTTACGGAGGAGTTCGCTCTTATCAACGGTAGCTCGACAAGCGTTCTACCTCCGTTTGGTGACGGCACCAACGCTCTTGGATTTGATGGTTTCATCAACCTCATTAGCACGGCAAACGGTACGCCGGGTTCGCACATCCAAACAGCGGTGGGAGCCTTAACTCTTGCCCACCTAGATGCGCAGACGACCCGAGTTCACAATGACGGCGGACGCGATCAGTACATCATCTGCAACGCTCAAGAATCCCAGTCGATGGTTCATCTGGCAACCGGGTCTGGATCGACGAATCGAATCGTCACGCAGACCGCTAATATCACACTTGGCGCGACGGCGGCGTTCTACATGCAGCCAGTAAGCGGGCAACTTATCCCGATTCTGACATCGAGGTTCTGCCCAGCGGGAACAATTTTGTTCTGCTCTGAGCGAGGTCCAGACGGTATGGTCGCGGCTGACGTTCGCGTTCTGCCTCAAGTTCAGTTACCAGAGCTGGCACCTAACCAACCAATTCAAGGCTATACCGCGCAGGAACTTGCGCCTGCAATCGCATCGCCGCAGGTATATCCGTTCATCGTGAGTGTCTACGAAGTTCTTCGAATGAAGAACAACTACGTGTTCGCCAAGAGCACTGGCGTGACGGCGGTCTAGTCTGAACAACAACCCGCTTGGAGTGATATCTACGCGGGTTGATACGGAGCAAAACATGGTTCAAGAAAGACAATTAGTAAATACATTCAAGGCACCTCCAGTCGGATCTCAGGAAACGGCCGCCAACTTCAAAAAGTTCACCGTAGAACGGTCGGACTTCATTGAGTTGCCGGGATGCCTCAGTGTTACCGAGATTCGGTTAGACGGGCACATAATCCCGCCATACGAAGACCGGGAAGTTCTTGCAAATACAACGGGAGCGACGAAGCCTATCAGGGTCCAACTTTACAGCTTGCAGGATTCGATTCATGGGCCGATCCTTATGAGGTCTGAGCAATCAAACGACGGTGCTTGGCAGGCAGGATCTACCATCTGGGTTTCCGGTACATGGCAAGACGATCAGCCTGCCACGAGCGGCAAGAAGTAATACGGCAACATGGCAGAAAGCGCATACCCCACGGATAGCCAAATTTCGACATTTGTGACTAACTCTGGGGTTGTTCTGCCATCCGGATACGTTTTCACAAACTACGGAGCGGCGGCGTCCGCGTGGTGGGAGGAGCAAACCGGCTACCAGCCGTTTTTGCAGACCGCAAGCGCGACTAGGACGTTTAATCCTCCAGGTGATCAACCTAAGAATCGCTCGTGGACTAACCTGCAGTGGGGCGGCGGCACCATTCTAAACCTCAATGCCGCAATAGCTAATCAGGCCGCCTTTGTGTCTCTCAGCGTTCAAGGCGTTACTGCCGCGTGGACTTTAGGCACAAATTTTTGGCTTGAGCCAATCAACGCTCCAGCGCAAGGCCAACCTTACACTCGCATTCGATTCTCCTATCCAATATATGGCGCGGCGTACTGCGTTTCTGTTACCGCTTTATGGGGATGGGGCGCAACAATACCGGAGGATGCTTTCCAAGCCATACTTCGAAAGGGCGCTCAGATGGCGATGGTCGATATTCTTGAGGGAATCGCCACTGCAACGCTGTCCATCTATCAGGGCGACGAGCGGTTTGTTATTGAACCGCGCATTCTGATGAAGTCGGGTGAGGGATGGGGGCTTTATGCAGATAGGGCGGCTGAGCGGTACAAATTCCGAAATTGGGGGCTGATTTGAACCTTCAGTCAGTGGTTCTGCAGAGATGCCGCGCGGCCAGCACGGGCAATATGACGAGCACGGGGCAGCAGCTTTTACTTACCACAACGAAGAACCCGGACGGCTCGGATGCGTCAACCTTTACCGCGCAGACGCCGACATTCAAGTGCAACCTGCAAGAGGTAAGGGGCAACTCTTTGCCGCTTCCGTTCTCAGATATTGATCTAGCGTTCTACAAACTGTTCACGCCTTACACCATCGTGTTTAAGGCGCGAGATAGGGTCACGGTTGACGGAATAACCTACGAGGTTCAGGACACAGACCTTTACAGATCGCCCGACCAGATTAGTCATGTCTATCTGATATCGAGAACACAGCTATGATTGATCTCCAAGTTCAGGCAAACTTTCCAAGGCTAGCCGCTTTCTCAAGGAACCTGCAGGATGCGATGATAGTTGGCGTTCAGGCGGCAGCGGTTGAGGTTGAGCTCATCGCTATTTCGGAAGTGCTACTTTACGAAGCATACGACACTTACGCTCTCATGGAGTCGATTTACGTCAGCGTCTACGGCTATTCGACTTACGAGGAAAAGGCGGACATGGCAGCGGACGCCGCATTAAACAACCCAACGAACTGGCCAGATATTCGGCAGACAAAAATATTTAATGGTGATGATCCATATTTAGTTTTGGATCCGAAAGTAGAGAGCCAATCGCGGTACGACGCGTGGGTAGCGGTCGCAGCAGCGCACGGGAAATATGTCGAGAACGGCTATCTTTCTTGGTACAACAATTGGGTGCCCGCTCGCCCATTCTGGCAGGCCACAGCAGACCGCGCACGGCCAGAAGTGCTTAGAATACTAAGCGAAGCGTTAAATCAGGCACAATACGGAAGAGCTACGGCGCTTCCGGCAATTCCTTAAAATTCATGTAACATAGGCGCAATATGCACATCTCACGAAGATCGGTTTTAACTTCAGCTTTCCTGGCCTCTCTCGTCGCGCTTATTCCGCAATATTTCCGAAAGGCGTTCACACCTAAGCACCCAGAGATAACGCTTGCGTCGCTTGACCGCGAGTCCGACTTCGGTCCCGACGACATCCTCCAATCGATTGTCGTATCGAAGCACGACTCAGACGAAATGGTCGAGATTGCGACAGGAAGGCGCGGAGGACATGCATCGCGCAGAATCGTTGATCCAGCCACTAACAATTCCATACCTCCGACAGTGACAGGGTTCATGAGTTGGAGACATGGCACCCTTGCAAAGGTCATTGCAAGCGACGGCATTCAAAAGGGACACGTTCTCTTTGTCGTAAAAGGGAAGGATATTTACACGGTAGAAAAGGAAATCACTGTCTAAATGTACGATCAGCAAGCAGTCGATACTTGGGTTTACGGGCAACTTTCAGCCGACTCTACGCTGATAGCCATGCTTCCTTCCGGTGCGTCGAGCATCTATAACCAAAAGCCACCCGCTGGCGTTTTGCCGCCATACATCATTTTCAATGCGGTCCCGTCTCCTGATACAAAGACCAATGGTAACGTCCGCGTGATATCAACGTGGAATGTGTCGGCGCAAATGGTTATAATTGATCCAGACACAGGAAAGCCCGTTGCGGACAGTGCGGCGGCTCTCATTGACCAAGACATGTTTACCGGTGGCGTTTCTCAAAATGGTTTTTGGATCATTTGTTCACGAACCAAGGCAATTAACCTTGCGCCGGACCAAAGGGACCGTCTGTACCGCTATGTTGGCGGGAACTACAAGATTGATCTAAGGCCGATGTCTCAGCCGAGCTAGGAAACGAAAACGAAATGGCAATCACTTATGAAGCCGCAGCTAGTCTGCTTGAGGATGTGGTCGGGACTGTTAGCTATACGGCTGGTACCGGCGATACGGGAGTTTTATCTACTTACGCAACGTCAATAATTGTCAACCTCGACAAGGTGACTATCAAACGCTCGATGGACAATTCCGACCATAGCGGAGGACAGAATCCGGAAAAGATCATGCGTGGGACAAAGTTCGACACGCAGACAGACATTGACCTAAAGTTCTACGTTGACGCCAATACGGCTGTTTTTTTGCCAGGTCTTCAGGTTAAGTTTGCCGCAGTCGTCACCATCGGAGAGCACAACGTCGCAGTAACGATTTTCGGAATCATCACTGATATCGACAATGAATTCGCTGGTCCTTCAACAATGAAGATCAGCATCAAGCCTTATGCTGTTGGCGGAAACGCCTCATACACAGCGGTCTACACCTAAACATCATGGCAAGTCTCAGGTCGCAACTCGGAAAAAAACTATCCTACAAAACGGCTGTGGCCGAATACCAGGGAGAAACATATCAGTTCGGAGGGTTCCCTTCGAGTTCCATGGTTCTGGACCAAGGAATGCCTGACGCTAAGGCCGAAGGCATTTGCAAATTGTGGAATGTCCAATTCTGCCCTGAAGGTGCAGACGGGCGGAAGATTAGCCCAGTTCCCGAGACATTTACGCCCGGGAACCTTCCTCAAATCAAAGCTGTTCTGCATTATCTAATCCAGGCAGAAGGCGAAGATCCGCTTCAGC